TAATAATCCATGGTTAGGGGAGAATGGGATGTCCAAAGAAAACACCCAACCTTACATTTTTGGGTGTAAAATTGGGTGTAAATTCTGTAAATCACTGATAATCAAGTGATATTGCGGAGAGAGAGGGTAAATAGTCCCCCCATTCCGTATTAGTTGATTTTTGAGCAGCTTATGTCGTTTTTGCCGTCAGTTTTTGTCATTATTGATGCACATCTGATGCACAACCTGCCGTATTTCAGGCACAAAGGTATATATAAATTTTAATATTTAACGCTAAAGCTTATGTAAATTTTAATTTTTAAGATATTTTATCCCACAGGGCATATAAAAAGGCGACCCACTCGCTTTCACCTGAGCAGGCCGCCAAAAACAGCAAAATATATTTATTGGTTACGTAAGCCACGGATTTTCAAATGGGTTGTATTCTCTTTGGAATGTTTCCAACGCCCAGTCAACTTTCTTCTCCCCAGTTTCCCTGTCAATCTTGCGTGGCAGTTGTGGATTAATCTTGAACTTGGAAGCGTCCGACAACCATTTCATAGAGTCCTCGTAAGCCCATCGGCGAGTTTCCGAGATGTTGGTAGGGCTTATTATCTGATGCAAATAATACAACGCTATCCTGCTCATGTGAGCGACTACGCCGGGGTGTCTTGGGTCATCCAACGTAATATTGACACCTTCAGCCAATGTGTCGGCATTGGGATTCATCACTGGGTAAAATACCGTTCCTTCAGCTACGACATAATCACGGGCTTCTTCTGAATAGTCATATTCATAACTCTTGTCATATTCGCCTATCAGCCCCCAGTTATCATCTTCGTCTGGAGCAACAACAGTATCATTCATTTCCGTCTCTGTGTTGTCGTCCTCCTCTTCACTTTCCGTATCTTTGAGATACTGATAGAAGTTGTCGTTATAAGAGCATACTTGATTTTTCCCCCAAGTCAAGTTAGGCTCCCATTCAGTGATTTCAGCCTCTTTCCATACGGATATACCGGGGGCGTGAATTTCTCCTGCCTCATATCCGTGCGGTATCAAGCATTGCCAATATTCAGTGCCAAAGCGCACGACCTCGCCTTTAGCATACATTCTGAGCTGAGAATATCTCTTCGCCTTTTCAAGCAAGCATGGGTCTATAAAGTCAACCACTTGCTTCCAGTACAATTCCCTTGTTGGTGCTTTGTAGCCGTTGATAGCTGTGAGTGTCCTGTAGATTTTCTCGTCTTTCCTAATCCACACTCCACCCGGATATGACACAGCCACGTTGTATTCACGGATATTCTTGCCGACAGCAAGCACCTTAGCTATGTCATAGTACTGGTCAAGATATTCCAAAAAGTTCATTTCAGCCCTTTGCTCCGCTTGCGGTACACGTTCAGGCATATCCCTCACGAGTTGGCTTATATGCTCTTTCGTGGCAATGGAGCAATAGTCATTATCTGTTAGAAACCGATGATACGTCATTGTTTTTTGTCCTCTTTATTATTAATAGTCAAAGTCGCCATAAACGGTCTCGCCCATGTCTATCGTGGTCACTATGTCGGTGCTTGCACTCTTGTATATCTGGTATTCCTTGCCCAGATAATATATCAAGGCGTAATCGAAACAATCCGAGAAATGTCCGTAACGTTCTACCCTTTCACCGTTCTCGTTTAGCACTTTTTTCTTTTCCTTTGTGCCGTCAGGATTCTTTTTTTGATAGATAAAGTCCTCTGTCAGTCTGTGGCAGCGAGCGTCTATTTGCAACTGCCATCCTTTATACCCCACGAATAGCTCATTGACGAACTCCAGACGAGTAATCATCGCAGGCTGTTTTGTTAATAGCTGTATCTTTGGCCTGAGTACGGCGTTTGTCATGTTCTTGTTGGCTATGGTAAAGTTGTTCACGCCTTCTTCCGTCTGAGTGGAGCGCGCAGCACCGGCAGGGTCGCCAGTAAGCAGTACGCCACCGACATGACCGTCAGCCACTAATCTTTGTGCTATCCAGCGAGTAAAAGCAGGGGTGTTGTTGTGCTTTTCTTTGGGATAGCCAACCATTTCAGGGAATATGTACACGATTTTATTGTCATAGTCAATCTGAATGGGGAGGCAGCTCATATATGGATTGACGTTAAAGTCAAAGCTGAGGATTAGCGGCTTCATTGGGTCGTATGACTTTTCTTTGAGGTTCTGGATAAGATGTTTATCGCCATCGAAATTCCAATAAGCAGCCATCTTATTGCTGGTGGTGAATAGCCAGTTGCCATAGAGGAGACGGTCACGGTCAGCTTTGTTACGCAGCTTGCTAAGTTTATTGTAGTAAATTGTGCGGAAGCCTTCATTAGGATTGTCGAACAGGCTGAAGGGGATGTAGCGGTAGCCTTGTGGCAGCTTGACGGGATTGCCGTCATCATCCATTACGAAAGTTGACCTAACCCAAGTCAGGCATGGGTTTGTACTCATATACAGCTTGCCAACAACAAATGTCTCGGCAATTTTATAACGAATACGAGAAGCTAAAACTTCAACGGCTTTTTCGGAAACCTCGGAAACCTCGTCGATAAAGCCTCCTGTGATTTCTAAGGAGCCTAAAGAGTTGAAATCTGGGTCTTGTGGGCTTGGTGTTAATTCCATTGCCATTATTTGCGAGCCATTCCAAAACGTTATGGTGTATGCTAAATTATTGATGTGGTAGTTTACGTCACGCTTCAATCCCCAAGATTTCAGCACATCCAATAATGTATTCCATGTCGTTTCCAATAGTGTCTTGCGCACTTTACGAGCGACGACCATACGTATGCCTTCAAATTGCATACAGCTGAGGGTCAGCCAGCAACAGCCTATATAAGAATTGTGAGTGACAACAAAGTCGTCTGTAACGTAAAGTCCATGTGGCTGATCGACAGTTATGCAACGCCCTTTCTTTTTCCCAACGTATTCAATATCTATAATTCGACGGCATAATTCAGAATTGCCACCATTATACTCGTCTCTACAACGTTCTTTTTTGCGAGGAACATAAGACAATTCCGTGTCGCATTTGGTCATTATATATACAGTATAAGCCCTTTGACCCGTGCGTTTTTCGCCTTTATATGTGTATGTTGGCATTTTTGATGTTATTGTTGCTTTTCCACCTAAACTGCGCACAATCCAAGCAATGTCATTTATTAGAACTTCACTAATACTGGTGTACGAAATATGCCCTCTGCTATCGACATAACCGTCAGTGTCAATTAAGCCTTGCATAAGCTCTTTCCTGCTATCTATGCGAGCATATTTATATTTTTCTGGGATGAATTTGCTTTCAGCGCCATGATTTATTAACCCCAATTCTTTTAATCCACTTAATAAGCGTGTGCCCTTATAGACATAAGAAGGTGCTACTTTTTTTTGCGTCCATGACTTTGCAATAATTGAAACCTAATGTAGAAATTTTTTCTACCATTTCAATATCACGAGTAGTGAGCCTTACATATCCACTATCTATATGAGATTTTGTAAAACACCCATTACCAATTAAACACCCTAAGAAATATGGTGGTATTGGCAATTCACCGTCAATTTCTGTCTCGACATTAAAATGTACAGGTTTCGTTAATGGAATGGTAAGATTTGCCCCTTGATGTTGTCCTTCTTTCTTTTCTTGCATCCAACGATACAGGTGTTGTACAGTCCAGACTCTATCAGTGATTTTATTTCCTTCAAAATCCGTTTTATTTCCACTGCCATAATGTGAGATGTGAAATTGCCATAAATGATTGTCCGAGCAATAAGTTTCAGCCCCATCAATAAATTTGACTTTATAATAATCACGTTCTTCTATTGGATGCAGATATTCTATATATTGCGCCCCACCAGTCATCGGGTCAGTTACCATATCGCCAACTTTTAAGTCACCAATTTTCTTATAACCCTTTGGTGTACAGATAAGTGCATCAAGCAACTGCCCTTTTCCGCCACCGGCACTTCCACCCCCAAGCACCTGCTCTGGAATGTCTGTATTGCCACATCGTTTGCAAGTAGCCCTATAAATCTGATGTCCGTTCTTGTCGAACCCATTAGGGCGCATCTCCAGTTCACCACCACACTTATCACAGCGGTTAGGCTGCAAAGCGTTCCATAACTCGTACTGTCTTTCTGATGGCTTGAAGACAATATTCAAGCCTCTTGGCTTCTCTAATCTTGCCATATTCTTTTGCCGTTTTTATAGTAATAGTATTCCAGCCCCACCAAACTTGGGCTGAAAGACGTTAATTATAAAAACAAAGACTTAAAATATGTCAACAAAAGTAATCACCAGACTTCACAGTCCAGCGATTACAAAAACTAACTACACCAAATAACTAAAAACCCAAAACTTCAAAATACCTATAACTAACATTTAATCTGCCTTATCTTGCTTGAAACAGCCCTTCCCAGTTCTTTCAGCTCTTTAGGGCCGACTATCTTTTGCGTGTCCTTGTCTTCCTGTTTCATTATTCAATCACATTAATAGTTTGCAGGCTGACAATATGGGCTTTGGGGTTATTGTTGATAACCCTCGTGCTTTCAGAACTCACCCATTTAATCAACCCGAAGAACAGCTTATGCTTTTTCTGTACACTAATCACTGATAGACTATCCCTTATATCATAATCGATCACGGTTTTCCTGTCAGCTGCTATGTCAACGTTTATGCTCACGAAGTTGTCTTTGAGTCGTGCCTTAATGCCACCAAACGTGTCAACCTCGGCAATCACGGTGTCAACGCTTACAGTGTGACTCGTCATTTCCGTGATTGCCGAAACATCTTTCGCCCTAAGGTTGGACGCTTGCAACAACTTTCCGTATTTCGCTTTCAGATTATCTGCGGTATAATTCAAATCCTTTACCTCGGCTTGATATAAGACTATGGAGTCGTTCAGTCTTATCTTGGTCTGCTTGATTTCTTGGTTCAAGTCGGTTATGGTCGTTTCAAGCGTTTCCGACTGGTTTTTGTAATGGCTTGTTCTTTCATAGCTATCCCAAAGCGCAACACCCATTATAGCTATCAGGATAAACGGCCACGCCTTGTTGAAAAATTTGCTCCACATACTCATCTTTATTTTATGTTTGCGTATTCAGCCACGGCATTAAAGCACGGGCATTGCTTTTTCCATTTTGACGGTGTGTTCTCACCCCAGACACTTCTGTGCCCAATTATTTTCGCATTGGGGTATAGCTCCTTCAAGTCACTAAGCAGTCGGACAAGGGAAGATTTCTGAGCTTCAGTGCGAGTGTCCTTTGCCTTACCATTCTTATCCAACCCACCGACGTACACTATGCCGATAGACGTGGAATTATGCCCCTCGCAATGTGCGCCACTGATGTTGACATCACGCCCATTGCAAATAGAGCCATCTCTATACACCACATAATGATAGCCTATGTCGCTCCAACCGTTTTTCCTGTGCATCTGACGTATTTGGTCAACAGTGAGGTCAACGCCTTCTTTGGTGGCGGTGCAATGGACTATCAGTTCTTTTATTGTTCTCTTGCTTTTCTTGACAAGTGAGCTTTTATTGGTTATGCCCAAAGCCGCCCAAGTCTTAGAGCCAACAACGCCATCAGCAAGCAAGCCTTTTGATTGCTGAAATTCCTTCACGGCTTCTTCGGTCAATGCACCAAAAATGCCGTCAGCATATAGGTTCAATGCTCTTTGCAAGACCTTTACGTCTTCGCCTTTGCTTCCTTTTCTTAGCGTATTCATTTCAGTAATTATTACAAAATCAATAAACATTCGCCAATCATACAGCCCGACATCGTTCCCACAATCCTGTCATCATTCAAGTATAAATCAGAATCGTTAGCATTTTCAACAAGTAGCTTGCATAATGTGTATAGTGCACAGGCAAACAAGCCGCAAACGTTGGCGGCTACACTGCTTGTGTCAAACAGCCTTGAAAACACTTGCGTGGATAGCTGAGAGACAACCAACCCTTGCAGGAAGCAGCTCAGAATAATCTCCTTGCGTGTCCGATATGGTCTGTTGTTGTATGTCGTCATAATACAGTCGCTTTTAATATGCTGTTTATTCTCACCTTATTGACGTGCTCAGGCCCTTCTATAGACCTTATTGGGATAAAGACATTTTTGACCTTTCTCATAATCTTGACATCAACATACGCTCCACCTAATGCGTCGTTACCGTCCACGAGCTTCGTTATCGTTCCAGACTTGCCTGCCAAAGTCTCTCTGCCTGCCAGAGAAAGCTGGTGTGAGGGGCGTATCGTTATCTTATCTCCTACTCTCAACATAGCCTTATTGTTTTCCGAGCGTGTCTTCCAGCCTATCCCTAATCTGCCTGATGTCAGCGGACATATCGGTAAACTGCTTCATGGTCGCCTCGAACACAGCCTTGTCGAGCTTCATGTTATCGAGCTTTATATACTGCGCATTGACTTGTGTCTTGACTTGTGTAAGCTCTTTCTCCATTTGCTTGATCTTCATCATACTGGTTTGGTACTGAAGATATGTTCCGCAAATGAACACGATGCAGGCTATAATCGTTTTGAGATTTTTGAGAACAAAATCGCCTATCAATGAGTTTGTCTTGTTATCCATAACACATATCTGGTTTATTCGGTTACATCCTCAATTTCGTTCTCCTTGCTTGCTTGTGGAACTACAAGCTGGAACGTAATTCCGTCGCCATCAGCACCTTCAAGCATTACCTTGTGGGCGATGTCTTCCTTAATACCGTACATATCGGTGAGCTTGCTGATAGCGTTTACTGCGACAGAGCGTAAGGCTGCTGGAGATAGCGTGTTGCCCCATCTGTCTTCTACGGTCAAAACAGAACACTCTTCAGCTATCTTCAGCAAAGTCTCGGTAAGCCGTGGTCTGAGAGTGGCTGCGTCCACTATGTTGTGGCTCTGTATCTCGTCTATTCTTGCCTTGATGTCTTCACGCTGCATCAATTGTTGCACTGACATGGTGGTCTCTATTTCAGCGTTCACGTCAGTGTTTAAGTATTTTGCCGTCGCCCCCTTGAAAACAAGGTCGTATGTTTTCTTGGCGTTGCCGTTATAAGGCGACGGCCCTGCTGCAAATATCAAGCAGAATTTTTCCTCTAAATCCGTAAGTTTGTATGTCATTGCGATGCGATTTTTATTGTTGTTTCTTTATTGATAATAGTAAAATCGCATCGCAACTAACATTCATAAATTCAGAAGCCTATTGATTATTCAGAGGTTGGTGCATAATCTGGTGTCTAAAAAGTTTCTTCAAGCCTTCAAGACACTGCTCTATCCGCTCCATTGTCCTCAGTTCCTCCATGTTGAACTTTATTTGCAGGGCATATCCCCCGATGTACGCAAGCACTTTGCCTGTCTTGTCGTCCGTAATCTGGTATATGCTGTAATCCTGCCTTTCACGAAACATCACCACTCCAGTGGTAATAGAGTTAAGATAGGCTTCTGGAACGCCGTCATCATTTACCAATTGTACGATAGACGGCTCTTTGACACGCTTCATCTGCACTATTTGGCTCTGTCGTACATTTATGCCGGTTGCGCTCTTTGTTTCCAGTTCCTTTTCTTCTCTGAACTTGGGTTGTTCTGGAATGACATCAGTCTTTATTTCTTGAACTTCCCTTTGCACGTTGGCTTTCAGTCCTTGCGCTATGGCGGCACTGGAAGGAACCATAGTGCCGCTTGTTTTATCAAAAGTGAATTTATGCTTCATTTTCTTTGTGTTTTGTACGTTCAATTGTCAGATAATAAACCACTACGCCGACGCATAATGCCGCGCCTATAATTTCAAGTAGGCAATACATAAGCCTATATTTTAAAATGGTCTCTTAGTTTCTCCCGTTTCTCTTCCGCTAATTCATTGATGATAGTGCCGCCTTTCGAGCGCATCCTCCCCGTCAGTGTCCTTGTTATCTCACGAGTAGCAACCACGTCAGCGTCCGCATCGTGCGCATCATCCATGTCTATGCCCAGACGTTCAGCCATTGCCTCCAGTTTCCATGTCTCTATGCTGGGGTCATCGTCGAATGTCAGCTGATTAAGGATGATGGTGTCAAGCTGTGCCATTTGAAAGTTGCCCCAAAAATCCTTATTACCCCTTACGAGCTTAATGAACTTACCCCAACGGTCTGTGTAAAGCATTATTTGTTGCATGAAGCCGCTATCGAACTGAGGGTTTTGCCCGATGAAGAAAGGTTTGTTGCTTGTCACCACTTCAAACGTATTGTTTTCGATAAATTCACAGATTTCATCGCAAACATCTTCCAGCGGCTTGCCCATAGAGTAAAGCATATCCATTGTTATGCCTGACACTGCGCTTGCTCGCTCTGAATATTCCATAAGTTCCTGTTCCTCGGTATCATATTTACTTTTCAACACTTTTCTCTTGGGCTGCCCTATGTCAGGCTTCATGAAATATGGATAGATGTACGAGTTATATTTATCCATTACTTCAAAAGTGTCAAGTCTTACAGCGTGAAGCGAAATTTGCGTTGCCGCACACTTGGTGCAGTCCGTGCCGCCAGTCTCAAAATCATAGACTATTGCGGTAATTACATTCGATTTTTGTTTTGGAGCTGCCATAATTACTTGTTCTTTACCTCTTCATATATACGCTCTATATTATCAAATAGGCTTTTCTTCGTGCCGTTGTTTTCAATGACGTAATCGTAATCTTCGTCATTTAGTTGTCGTTTTTCATCCCTGCGCAAGCGAGTCTGATCGATTCCGCACCTTCTCCTCAATGCCTTTGTGCGCTTGATGAGTACGGTGTATATGTCATACTGGTCGCCCCAGTCTGTTCTGAGGTTTGCTAACCCCTTTTCATCTATGACATAGACGGTGCAAGGACCGAATACCTGACTTTTCAATGCGTAGTAATAGTGCATCCCGTAATGGGTGTAGGCTATCATCTCGGTCCTGTCAGGCACTATGTCAATGAAATGGTGGTCACGCCCCTCTACTTCGGTTTCTCTGGGAGGTCTTGTGGTAAAAGAGCAAATCACGTTTGCGTTCTTGTGGTTCTGCAAGTGAAGCGATGCGAGCGTCTTACCACAGCCCGGACCGCCCACGATGCACAGTATCTTCAGCTTTTCCATATTATTTGTTGGGTTTAAGTATTCATTTATTCTTCGTTCCAATATCGTCAACATCAGCATTTTTAGTCTGGTGGGCGTTACCCTGCCACGCTGTCTTTTTGCGTTTGAGGATTCCTGAAGGTTTCTCTGTACCATGTTGACCTGCTGTTGTTGAGGGTCGCGCCAGTGATACCACGTTATAGGGTCGCCGTTTTCGTCAAAGAGATTGGGCATGATGAAATTCTCTATTGTATCGTGGTAGATGTTCAAATCATGCGCTTTCGCTATGGCGGAATTGATGCGATACCAAGCGTTATACCCAGTAGCGGCACTGTTTGTCCTGAACTTGCGTATCTGGGCTTGCACCTGCTCATCCAGTTCTTCCTTTATATCAACAAGGTAAGACATATCAGACTAATTTCAAATAATAATTCTTTCCTATCTGGAGTGTGTTCTTTTCGTCATAATCACTCCATTTCACGTTTACGGCAGCCACGACGATGCGACCTGCGGCATTTTTCAAGTCCTTCCTCAGTGTTACCCAATCATCCCATATAGTTAGTACATTAAGGTCAGTGTTCTGCATTAGTTCCAACTTGCCGAAATGCTTATTCTCACCAGTCCTGCGGTCTTTATATGATTTATCCGTGACTGATGTGATGGTTGCACATATCGCACCTTTACGCACCGAATAGAACCTATTATACAAATCCTTGAAATTAATGAACGGATAGCCTTGCGGTATGCCTGTCTTGTCCGTATTGTCGTAAATCCTGCGATAATCCACAGCACCGAAGCCAGTGACGTTAATCTGCTGTTGACTCCAGAAATAATGCTTGTCTTGCATATTCTCTGGTACATCCTTGTCCGTCAGCTCGAAATCCAACATTTTAGCCGCTTTCTGCATCAATCCATAGCGTTCAATTACAGAGCCGACGTGTTCGCATTGGTCGAAAGCACCTGCCAGAATAAGGCTCTTTACACATCTTGCCGTGACTGGGTGGCGCATCTTTGCGGTTTCCGTTCCGTCGTCGTTAAAGTTCTTGTACCTTACTTTCTCATCACCAAATTTGTGTCTGAAGATACGTTTTATAAAGTCTTCAAGGTCATAGAACTCTCCATACAGTTTTCTTTCCTGTATGATACAATCTACGGCTCTCGGACCTAACTGCTTGATACGTGTCAGTGACCAATATATCCTGTTGCCCTTGAAATCAGCCGTAAAGTTCACGCTTGATATGTTGATGTTGGGTTGTTCGAGTTTCGTTCCCCCTACATCTCGTATCTCGTTCATCAGCACGGTCATTTTTTCTGGGTCTTGGTCTCGTAATACAACTGTATAAAAGGCTGTAGGATAATACGTTTTTAGCCATGCGCCAACGTATGCCGTTAGACCATAAGCAGTTGCGTGGGAGTTGCAGGTAACTATACCATTGCCATTAATAAAAGTGTGCAGAGGATCAGCCATTTCCACGTCAAATACTTCAGTGTCGCACAGATATTCGACAGAAACGACTTGTACAGCCATTGTCGCAATTCCCTTTTGCCCTGTCTTGGTGCGCCCCATTTGATAATGCTTTTTCTTGTGGCAACTGGAGCATACGGTTTGTACATTGTTGAAATTCTCTCCGACATCAGAATGATCACCGTTGATATGATGCACTTCAAGCCTTACGCCTGTTTTACCACATATTTCGCAATAATCTTTCTTCAAATATTTCTGGTAATATTCCAGTTTGGTATAAGCTGTATCTCTTTTAATAAAACCGCAATGACCTTTTTCAGCATTGATTTTATAGTTTTCGAGTTTGTCGTTTGAATGATAACGGACATTATTCTTGCAGCCACCCTTATCCGTAAAACGATAAGCAGTATCTTCTTGCACATGACCTATGCGCACATACATAAAATCCTCATAGGGTATCAGTTCGTCAGTACGCTTTTTTCCTGCAAGAGTGGGGTGCTTGTGGTTGTCTGTGACATCAAGCGTAGCTCCATTAGCAAGCGTTATACGATAAACTGGTCTAATGCCCTGATTACGTATGTCAATAATGCGATTAATGATAAGAGAACCGTTGTCAGTCAATGACCAACAAGTTCCATAACCTTTTTTACGATATTTCCTATGAAGTTGAAAGCGACCGTTTTGCCTTGCCCAAGACTCGTCATTCATCGTGCGCCACATATCGCCAACGTTTATTTTCGTCCTGCTACCATAAGTCTTATGCCTGCCCCACAGATATTCATGACCTGCCACGCATTTGTTGAACGAATATTTAGCCGCATCCTCAACGTCGCTCCATATCTTGTCAGCGGCTTCTTTAGGGCAGCCATTAGCTTTCGCACCTGTGAAGAACTTGTCTTTGAACTTGCGTACCTTTTCCAGCTTTTTCTTACTGAGAGCCTTCACCAAATTCACGCCGTCGCCCAAAGATAAGGAACCGACTTTTTGAGCAACCTGTGAAATCTGCTCCTGATATAACATAGTAGAGTATGTGTCTTTCAGTATCTCATAAGTACCCCAAAGATATTGCGGCTCGATTTCCCCACGCTTTGCAAGCACATAACTTTCGGCTGCGCCAGAGTCCAAAGGACCTGGGCGGAACAATGCCACCAACGCTATTAAGTCGTTGATATTGTCGGGCTTCATGCGTTTCAAGAATTTGGTGATGCCATCTCCGTTTATCTGAAACAAACCTTGTGTATTTCCTGCTTTCACTATCTCAAATACCTTTGGGTCGTTCAGGTATTTTGAGACTATTTCCAAGATAGTATATTCTTTGTCATACTCGCTTTTGATGAGTTTTAGCATATCTGAAAGTCGTGTTAGTTCCTTAATTCCGAGAACGTCATTTTTAAGAATACCAATCGTATCTATTTCCGTTCCAGATATTTCGCTAACAAGCAAATCACCCATTTTCCTAATAGGTAGCAAATCAAAGCACTCCACGCGCTCACCCTTAACGTATTCTGGAGTTATGATAAGGGCTGAAGCGTGAATACCTGCCGAGCGAGCCTGCCCCATGATAGGTAATATTTCCTCGAACACGTCAGGATATTTCTGTACAAAATCCCTGATGCGCTTGTCCGTAGCTGCCAGTTTCATAAAGTCAGTCCAACTCATATTGTCATCCAATATGGAGGTCAGATAGTTTACGGTCGCAACAGATACCTTGTGTATTCTTGCAACGTCTTTGATTACGGACTTTATTTTTTCCGTAGTGAACGTGCCTGCCGAGAATACACGCTGCAAGCCACGCTTGTTGTATCGACGTTCAAGGTATTGCTTGACTTCTTCACGCCTGTCTGCATCAAAATCGTTATCCACATCAGGCAAAGAACCGTGCGACATTTTCAAATATCCGCTGTCAACTTTGCTGTCAGCTACCAATTCGGCAGAATCAGTATGTTTATGTTTAACACTTAATATTTTCATGTTGTTTCTTTGTTGCGTGGCTAATTTTTACGTGCGCCCCTCGCTCTTCTTACTGCTCTACCCCAAGAATTTATTAACTTTTGGTAATCACTCTCGAATAGTTTGCAGGTCAGTTCATATAATTCTGGAATCATGTGTAATTCTCGCTCGATATAATCGAGGTAATTCTTATGCTTGCATTTTACATTGCTCATGCGCAAGCCTACGTTGATATGATATTTCTTGTCAAACTCTTGATAAAGCAAACGGTAAGCCGCCCCAAAATCACCTGCACCTGCCTTAGCCATTATCTGAGTTATGCGTTGCCTCATGTCCGCAAGCGGTATTTTCTCTGTCAGTCCTTCTATAACCTGCGTCATGTAAGTGTTTTCGTCTGAGAGTTGTTTGTTCTCCAATTGCAGAGCCTCGTTTTTCTCGACTTCTGCGAGCAAGTGTTGTAATGCTTCTTTGTAGGTTTTGGGCATGGAAAACGAACCAGTCTTGCGAATGGACGGCAAAACTTCGCTTGTAACCCATCTCTTAAATTGTTTAGCTTGTGGTAATTTACTTCCAAAAATCAATGCGTACACGCCACTTTCATTTACGAAAGTTGTGTTTATCTGTTGTATTGCGTCACTACCATCAGATTTTTTTGCCTGTCACTACCCCTATGTAACGTTTCGTTACGTCGGGGTCATCTACGTGATCCACAACGGCTTTTCGACTATTTGTATATCCTAAAGCCTTACATACATCAGCGGCACAGAATACTGGTTCGCCATTTACTTCGGCTACTCTTATTTCGCCAAAATCCTTGTTCTTAAAAATTTGTAGTCCGTTCATAAATGTATATAGGTATTAATAAAATGCTTAGTCTTCGATGTCCTTGTATTCTTCGTCCTCTGGGTCTGGTATGGCATTGTGTACTTCTATGCCAGTCCATATAATGCTACCTACGAGAACAACAAGAAAGATTAGAAATGTTATCATGCGATTTTGCCTTTTAAAGTTATTTTCTTTGAAAGTCAGCAGGGATTTCTCCCCACTGACGATTATCCCACTTGACCACTTTGATTTCATCTACCCAATAAGCCATAGCACGAAGATAGACCTCGGCTTTCATCAGCTTTGGGTTACGCTTGCCTGAAGCGGTACGCTTGTCGATAAACCATCTGATAGCTGTAACGCTGTCAGAGAATATTACTTTTGGCTGAAAGTGGTGGGCTATGATATACTTGACCGCTTCCACTATCGCAAGGAACTCGCCTACGTTGACCGTCTGGTTGCCTAAGTCCTGATAGAAGATGATTTCCCCTGTGGCGAGGTCAACCCCACGGAACTCGGTTTTGCGGTTCTTGGTTGAGTGGGCTGCGTCAACCGCTATGCCTTTGTTCAGATTAATCATTGTGGTAAGTTTAGTTAGTCGTTTTCAAGAAAGAATTTGCTCGCCTTGAAAGTTGGTACGTCTTTGGCAGGGATTACCATTTCAGTGCCTTTTGATATGTTACGGGCTTTCTTTTCCGCACGGTGCTTCATCTGGAATGTGCCGAAATTGCGTAATACCACTTGCTCGCCATTAGCCACGTTCTGTTTTATGGCGTTGATTGACTTCTCGATCACTTCGTCAACGAGCTTTGCGCTGAGACTGGCTTCTTTTGCCACGATTTTCACTAATTCTGCTTTCGTCATTTTTTTATTGATTTTTGATTGAACTGCTGTCATCACCTGTGATAAAATCAGGAAACTTGTATTTATGCCGTTCCTTTTCCGACAAGGAAAAGTACGCTTTCGCATAATCAACCATTTTTGTCTGCTTCGCATCCAGCATATCCAACGTCACGAATGTGTTGGCTTGGAGCAGCTTTTTCGTCTTATCCCACTGTATCAGTGCCACGCCGTCGTTTACTGGGGCGAATATGTGCATCTTGTCACGGAATACCGACTTGGTTTCAATCCACGTAGTGCCGAGATTCCTTTTAATATAAATAGGTAAAATGTCCTCTATAGATTTCGCCGCCATCAGCTGATTATGTGTCCGCCAGTCGCACACTTTAGAAAAGCGTTCCTTATAACGCTTGAAAAAATGCGGTGTGAACTTTACGGCTTGCTGGCTGTCAGTATAAAACGCCACAGCCGACAAGCCCTTGAACGTGTGCATCAGACCTATGTGAAATGAAGACCATTCCCAACGCCTTGACTGCCCAATGCCAGACTGGGTGTAGATGATGATACCTATATAGTGATTTTTGCGTGACGACACAAAATGCTTGGAAACCACCACTTTGGATTTCTTTCGGTTTTTCCATAAGTGGTTGGTTATGTAGTCAGACCTGTCATAACGCATCGTCTGGGCTTGTATGTCTGGCAGGTCCATGTTGTATTCATAGAGCAGTTCATCGCTCGACATATTATCGACAAACATCAGCCACGGGTTTTATTCTGGTTGTAAAGGTTGCGTATTATACAGGCAGAGTCTATAAAATCCTCGGCTACATGGTGAGGATTAGCGAGGTCTTTACGAGAGCGTAACTTTTCGGCAATGACTGAGATGTCACGCTTGCGCTTTTCTTTGCTGGCAGGGTCATAGATGATTTGCTTATTGCCGAATGTGACACGGACGATAAAATTGTCTTTTTGTGAAATCGTATCTACATTCGCCTTGAAGCGCACCATAGAAGCTGACACCGCAATGAAGCCGCCTTCGCATTTCATGGGTATAAGCGAGCAATGGTAAAGTGCGTTGGGGATGATGTCGTCAGTCAGAGAATCATCTACGAACACTATCTTCTTCTTGTACTCGTCAGTCTCACGGCAACCACGCCAAGAGCCATTGATTTTAGTTACGAAACCATAAAGGCGAGACTCGTTGCCTTCCAGTCCTTTGTTGAACTTGATGTTTGTCTTTATTCGTTGCATTTTTACTGTTTTTTATTAGTTACGGGTATGAAAAAGCCCCTACACTAAACTAATAGTGCAGAGGCTCGTTTGATGTTTGAAAATAAAAGTTAAATATTCCGCTTAATAGTCAATTAGGCGGTCGCGCTTCATTTGCCTTACTGAAGGGATGACGTGGTGGCACTCGGAATCAAGCTGCTGGATAAGTCTAAACGGTCTATCACTTGCGTATTCAAGAAACTCGTCCATGTAGCGGCTTGTCAGTGCGCCACCACGCATCTCGGTCACAAGATACTCATCAGTAAGTCTTTCGGGGTTATATACTTGGACTATCAGGATCTCGTTATCCCGAATCCTTAAATATCTCCATAGCTGTCGGATTTTTAAGTTCGTGTTCATAATAAAAACTGCTTTAATCAATTATAATTCCAAACTGTCGGCGAAGCAATTGGAGCACAGCCCACCTGTCCTCGTGAATGTGGACTTGCTGATGCGCGCGCCACATCTTGAACAGAACAGGATAGACTCGTTCCTTCCGTGCAGTATCTTCTGTAGGCTTTGCTTGCTGATGTTGTACTCGTGGCGCAACGCCCTCTGCACTTCAGGGAAATTGTACTTCTTGTCTTGGTGTTCCAACCAATGCAGCCCGCTTGTCAGCCGCTCATAGTCGGCACGGATAAGGAGGTTACGGATGTAGGTGGCGTTGAGCAGCCGTTGGGCATTAAGTCTTTCCAACAATGACATCTCAATGCCGAACATCTCGCTCGCCTTCTCCAAGTCTTTCGGGCGCAAGGTGTACTGAACGGTGTCCGCAATACCAGCCATGACTATGCCTTTTGGAATGAAATGGTGAGTACTGGCTGATATTTATCGTCAGGCTGGATGTTGGCGAAATACTCGGCGAGGATGTTGAGCATTACACGGTTGCTGTCCTCGTGCGACATCTTATCCCAGTCAAGCCCCATTTCATCGGAGATAGCCTTAGCCGTCTCGTAGAATGGGTTGTCGGTAGGCATTTCGTTAATGTCGTTGGGCGCATCGTCGCCAAACAGGAATTTTGAAAGTTGGAAATACTCGGCAATGGCTTTCTGCGATTGTTCGAGAGAATCTTTTTTAGTCGTCATAATTACAAAAAAATTTATTATGACACTGTTTTCATCACTTCCAGACGAACTTCAACTCACAATGGATTACGGAGCAAACGTCAAGCAGCGTCTTTATTGAGAGTGGGGTTACGTATTTCTTGCCTTTTTCCTTACCTTTGGACTGAAGCCGTTTCAGTTCTTCCTCGTCGAATGACTTTGGGGCTGTGTAATGCGAGCCGGTATAGCGATAGACTAACTTGTAATCAATCTGGTATCGCTTCATTAGTGTATCAAGTGCTTTATGCACATCCAACACCGTATCTACCGGGATGTCATCGTCAGTAGCCCAGTCATTGAGTTTCATTTGCAACCCCAATCCTGCGCAATACGCAAGCAGGTTAGACACTGGGTAGGAGCTGCGCCCCGATTCTATCGACTCAATGGCGTAGGCTGTCAGCCCATCGCCTTTGAATGGCTTTCCGTTGCGTAACGTTTTTAGTTGTTCTGCGAGTTGTTCCTTGTTCATCTGCTTATCACTTGGTTTATAGTGCGGACGGCGTTGGTAACGTCAGACCTTACCCCCTCATAATCGAAGACGGATTGTTGCTCGCATACGTCTAACGCTATCTCCAAGTCGGCATTTGCGTCTGACAGGTCGGATATGTTGTCCTCCATGTCAGTGGTGCCTGCTGACCATTTGAATGATTCGGGGCGGTTGTCGAGCGCATCCTGCTCGTCGTCCATACACTGTTCCACGTTGTGTTGAGTTTCTTTGAGGATTTTCAACGCTTCCTCCTTGTCAATTGGGTCTCTCAGTCGTGCGAGACCGTCAAGCACTGAGTGCAAGACCATTCTTCGTTCTCTGTTCATGCTGTGTGATTTAATGGATTGAACATTCTGAAAGACGCTGCAAAGTTACTAAAATTTTTGCGGTTTCTCTCAGGTTAAAATATTTTTGTGAAAATTTTATTCACGTTTGGTGGGTTCTGCCGTTATCAGTTTGCTGGCAAACGGCAATTTCTCTATCCATGCGCATATCTCGTGCCATTCTGGCAGCCTGTGGCGACGACGCTGAAAATACATACGGCGCAAGGTCTGGTAGGAAATCATAAGTATTCGAGTTTGTTCATGCCCCATAGGTATCTCAGCTTTTGCCTTTTGTAAAGCCTCGCCGCTCAATCCCCTGCACTCTATGTGCATTGTGGATGTTGATGATAGGCACTCAGCACCAATTCTGTAGGTCACAAACTCGTTCCAAATGTAGATAGGAGCCGTGATCTCAACATAGACCACCACGCCACGGAGTATCTTGCCGTGTTCATCGCCAGAACACATCAGGCGTGAAGCAAGCTCTATGTCTGTGAATGGGATGATGTCGGCGTGACTGGCAATTAGTTCGTATCTGTCACCCAGTCTTTTCACTTCGTCCTCGTCATCTTCACGCATACTGACGGCAGGCTTGCCCATAGGCAGATGTATGGCTTTCATTGCGGGATATAAGCCACAAACCTCAATCGTTTTTATTTGCATAATCGTTTTGTTTTATATTACGCTGCCTTCATCAGTCAGAAAATAATAGAGGGATTAACGCTCTTTTGTTTGAAAAAGAATGTTAATCCCTCAAATTATAAGGTTTCTGTTAGTATTTTCTACGGTTTGAGCAGACTGCGTTGTAGATTATCTTGACCTTTGGCAGGTATTTGTTCGGCTTGTCGCCACATTTGAAACCGCTAATTGTACTCTCTTTCGTTTTGCGGTCAGGGTCGTACCATTGCTTCCGTGCTTTCTGCAAGTCTGCATTTGGGTGGATGAAGAAATCACGAAATCGTGGGTCGTTGCCGACTTTATGAAATACCGCAAGGTGCTTTTTCCACTTCGTTATCTTGATTATCGCACCACACAGCCTGCATTTAGTGCAAGGAAATGGTTTTAGCTCGCTCTTTTTATTGTGTTTTGAACCTTTCATCTTTCAACTATCTCTTAAATAGTAATATGAAACCACCGACAAGGTATATGAGCAAAATAATGGATAAAGGGCCTATGAATAAGTAATCCCATATAGTAGGCTCATAAATCCCCATGTCGTCTGAAAACAGCAAGAACCCACCACAGAAGAAATACCAAATAAAACCAAGCGGAATTAATGCGATAAGCGAACATATTATGATAAGAGGATATATTGCCCATTCTTCAGGTTTAGCAAGCATTGCGAGCCATTTTTTTAGTTTGACTTGCTTGCGTTTCCACTTCCACCTCCATTTGTAATACCAGCGTTTATAAAGAGGACGGTTGGCATATTCTATACGCCGTGATTCACGCTCTCTTAAATTTTGCAGTTTCTTCATTTGTCTTTGCAAGTATCTTTCAAGGTGCCCCCTTCTTTTTGGAGACATCTGAAGATTTTGTAGCTTGTATTTCGCTACCAGTATGTTATTGTTAAGTGTGTCTATTGTCTCTTCTTCCCACGAGTTCATGTTTATTCTATCAGTTTTTCGTATATGCACCTCATGCAAAGGTCGCCTATGGCTTCTGACTCCAGTTTCGCCACTATGGACGGGTCTTCATAGTCATCCCACTCACGGAATACCCGTAGTTTTTTGCGCTTTCCGAGATACGAGCCTGAACACTCTATCTGTTCGGGCTTCAGCTTGAAGGAAATATGTGCTACGTTTTTCTGGCTGTCAGTCCACCGTATCTTCTTGTTTTGCAGGAACGTTGCCACGCTGAATGGCGGTCGATCGACAGGCAGCCCCATCATCTGAAGCATTTGCCTACCCTCGTCTTTTTCACCAAAGAAACCTAAAGTCGCCTCGTTTACATAAAATCCATTTACGGTTACGTTTTCGTTAATTTTTGTTCTGCGTCTCATTTGTTAGTGATTATTCATCACTGCCGTCATCAATCTCTTCAGGGAACGGATATTCGTCGTAAGGAAATATCTCGTCCAGTGCATCCACACAATCCTCCCCTATATACTCGGATTGTATCTTGCAAAACTGTGCAGGAGTGTAATCCTCCTCGTCATCAATCTCGCTTTCAGTATCGTTCTCTACGTCACGATAGGACACGTGGAAGTAAATCTTGTTTTTCTTCAGCTTGAAAGACATCGTTACTGGGTTGTCGTGCCCGTCAGTCCAAGATGTTTGCCCTGTGGAGAGGAATTGCTCTACGTCGAATGGTATGCCGTCGTAATAATGCCCCATGCAACACAATAGGCAATACCCTTTAGTATCGCCGTCAAAGCCCAAGAAACTTTCAAGGAATTGCTTTGGGTAGAGTGAATTTATGCGTCTTTGGGTTATACCCTGCGCCTTGATTGTCTGCTTGACTATATCATAATCAGACAAGCGCACACCTTCATACTCCTTGTTGTTTATCGGCACTTGGACGGCGCAAATCTGAAATATGTCTGTACCGCCTTCAGTATTGCAGTAAGCACAGTTCTCTCCCTCCAATTCTTGTCTGGCACGTTCCAAGACATCGGTCTCGTCAGAACCATTGATGCAATAAAGGTCAACGTCTTTGTTTATCATTCTGAGAGCTGCGTCTATAGCTTCCTCTCTCGTGCAGTAAGCGTTCTCTGATGGCATTGATAATTCACCGTCATCAGACCCTTGTACGACTATATAAAATTTTTTTTTCATATTTAGTTGAACTTTTAAGTTTGTGAAGTTAATAAGAATTTGCTACCCCCCCCATTTTAGATTTCTTTAACACAAAATTTATACATTTTTGTCTAAATAACGTGCTTTATCGTATAAAAATTTATGAATTATGCAGCTTTTCTTTGTGCTACAACCTTGACGTTATCTTCCAACAGCTTGACTATTCGGTCATGGTATTCCGAGGGTTGGTTGCAATAAGAACGGCTCTGAATGACCTTTAGGGTATCGAGTGAAAGTTCAATGACTTCTTTTATCTCGTTGCCTGCCCTTGCCAGCAAGATAAGGCTGGAGTCTTTCTCATAGTATCTCATGCGACCAAGACAGATGTGCATATCGTCACCAAGACGGTAAAAATCATCGACCTTATCCACCACACCAATGTTTATTAAGCCGTCAGTTATCGTCAGCCCGAAGAACTTTGATTTGACCTCATTGAAATGAGCTTGCGCCACCCTCGCCCTTTCACGCTCCTCCTTGCGCTTCTTTTGGTTTCTTTTGGTGTTTGCCTTGTCAATCCAATAGTCATGTGCCGTTTGGAGATTGTCTGGGCAGATGAAATGGGGGTTGTGTGTGTCTCGCTCGCAATAGCGAAGGGCGTTTATCATATCGCACCACATCTGAACATCGGTGAACTTGTAATGGTTACGATGAGCCACTTTGTACTCAGCCCAGTAATCATCCACAGTATGATAACCACAGGCAACGAAATGACTGAGAACGTTCAAGTCACCATTCTTTATCATCGTTTCGTATATGGGATTTGATAAGATAGCCTGAAGCAAGTCAACTACGCCACAGCTGCCACAGTTGCCCTTGAAGCCGTGCTTTCTTACGACTGGGGAGGTGTGCCTATATGGAGCGAGAAAACAGGATGCGACATAGCGATAGCAATCATTGTCATTGCGCAAGTCAAGCTCACCGCTATACAAAGCAAAGCTATCCAGATAATGCCCCATAGTGCGAGGAACGCCAATCACCTCGACCTTGCCTTTGTCGTTTATGAAATGACGGCAAATCTCATACATTTCGTATTTTGGCATTTTGCTTTTATGGAACACTGCATCAAGGCGGTAGCTACGTACTACCTGCAAGCCCTTGACTGTGGTGAGGTAAGAGAAATAAGACTTGTCCTTGAAAGTGGATTTTGTCGTTGTCTGCACTTCCAGTTTCGCATGGCAGTGTGGGCAACAGATTTCGCCACCCACCTTATCGAAAACAAATTCGTGTCCGCAATCAAGACATACGGCTTTCCCACTTCTCAGGCGATAGGCGTAATGATTTATCGTATTGCGCTTTGCCCATTCAACAACTTGCTTTGGAGGTTCCGCTGGAAGATTAAATCCTACAGCGACCACCTCTTTTTGATATTGAGTTCTTGGTATCATAGCGTTTGGTTTTAGGGTTAGAACAATGGGATAGACAATGGTTCTGGGATGTCGGAGTCTGATGTGGCCTTTGATTTCTTTGAACGGGTTTTCTTGGGTTTCGCTTCTGCATCTTGAATTTGCGCCGGTGCAGCGACCTCCACTTTACTCTTAGGACCGTCAACCTTGATGTCATCTTCGTCATAGTAATGAATGGCGAGTCCGTACACTTCGTCGTCACTGACAGCGACACATTTCTCGTTGTTCTTGCGGTTGGCTTCTACTTGTTGAGTTATGTACTTGCAACATTCCTCTATCGACTTGTTCGGTTTTGCATAGGTCTGAGCGAATTGTGCATCTCCTTTTGCCATATTGTCAAGAAAAGACTTGATAGCGGTTTCAAATGAAGTTAGATTGAGTTCCATATTATTACAATTTAAAAAGTTAGACAATGAATAACTCTTCAACCCTCATTGGCTCGCATACGCTCGCCCGCCGCTTTGCGGCGAAGAGTTGAAGGGTTGAAGAGTTAAAGGGTTAATGAAATGCTGCAACGGCACGGACGTTGCTGCTGGACGCCACCTTAGCGTGCCAGCCGTAGAGGTCGCCGCCGTAGAAGTACAAGTACCAAGCGTACTGCGCCGAGGTCTCGGTGCTGCTCCAATACCAACCGCCCTTAATCTGGCTACCGCCAGCAAGAGCAAGGGCGGCATTGATTGAGCGTTTATTGAGGTAGATAAGGTACAACTCAGCTACCGAAGGGATCCACTCGTCATCCTGAAGCGGTATGCCAGTGCCGATTTCACAGATGTGTATCGTATTTTTGAGACCACCCCAGTCAGCCACCGCATCCTCGTATTCTGCGATGTAACCATCATATTCAGTGTCATCTTCGTTGTTTGTGAGTGGCTGCTCGTCATAGTCGTTCAAGTTGACAGCGAGAGAGTGAGAACCCATAACCACGCCTATTCGCTTGACAGGCTTTGTGGGCTTATTTTGCTTGGAGTAATCAAACAGCTCCTTAGAGCCATCATCATATATGTAATAAACACCGTCAGTACTTAGCGTCGTTCCTTGAACAATCAGCCCACCGTCTTTGTATCGAAGCCAATCGTAAATCTTTG